GCTGAATGCCGCCCTCGCCAACTACGACTCCACCCTCGGAGGGAAGACCGATGAGTGAGCCGAGGACGTTCATCGGGTATCGGCCAAAGGTTCCCGTGGGCTATATCGAAGGCGGCTACGGCAATCTTCCCGACGAGCCGCAGTACGAAGGCGTTGTGTTCAGTGACGGGACGACGGTGCTCCGCTGGCTGACCGAGTTCCGTTCAACGTCGGTCTGGTCATCGTTCGCGGAGATGGCGAAGGTCCACGGGCACCCCGACTACGAAACACACATCGAATGGCTCGACGGAGGGCCGTCATCGAGCACTGTGGCCCCCGAAAATCCTCCTCAGATCACCCACTTGAGTAACGGCCTGGAGTGCTGTGGGGAGCTGCACCAGTGAGCATGAGCGGGCGGGTGACCTCGATACGGAAGGCCGAGGTGCTGTTTTGGTGGCAGCTCCAGGAGGCCCACCTTGCGGACGACTGCGAACGGGGGGTGCTCGGTTTCGTCTTCGTGGAGCACAAGCTCGCGGTCGATATCGCGGGCCTCGACATCGAGCGGTCCAACGCTGCCGTCCTTGCGGGATGGCGGATCTTGCGGCTCACTCCAGACATGGTCGAAAACGGCCAAGCTCTCGCGCTTGTCAAGGAGGCGCTATCGACGGCCAAATAGGGGGGCGTCTGACCCAGCGTGAGCTGGACGTCGTGAAGCTGGTGGCGGCCGGCGACACGGCAAAGGAAATAGCGGTGGCGCTTGCGCTCACGGTGCCACGCGTGGAGAAGCGCATCATCAGCGCGCGGGGGAAGCTCGGCGCTCGCAACGTCGCCCACCTTGCGGCGCTCTGGACGAAAGTCACCCCTAGCAACCGGCCGCGCGGTCGGTGACAGTGTCCCCCGAGATGGAGTCAGACCAGCTCCTTGAAGCCATCATCCGGGGCCTGCGCGCTATCCGGGCGGGTACTGGGTACGGCAGGCTCACAGTGACCCTGCGGCTGGAGCGGGACGCGGAGATCGAGACCAGCGTCACGGAGAGAGTGGCGGCGTGAACGAGGCGAAGTTCGGGGACAAGGCGTACATCCTCGAAGGCATCATTTGTCCAGTAAATGAGATGTTGGCGCCCGAGCGGGAGATGTGCGAGGTCGCCGGGTTCGGCGTCTACGAATGGGATGGGCGGGCGTGGGTCAAGCAGGCGGTGGCGTGAATCTCGTCGAGATGCTGTCGCGTCTTGCGGGCGACCCGGACTACGGGGCGATTGTGACGCTCTCACCATGGCCAGACGGGGGTTGGATGGCGAGCGTTTGTGTCATCGACCGCGACTACCTCGTGGAGCAACGCGCCGATGTTGACCAGGAGTCCGAGCGTCTATTCGACGGACTTATGACGCTTGCGGAGAGCGAGAATTTCCCCGCCTACGACATGATCGACGGCTTCGGGGGTCTGCCGACAGCGTTCACGGCTCACGGCGAAGGGCCAGAGGAAGCCGTACGCGAGTTGTACCGCAAGGTCGTTGACGCATCCGGTTGGAATGTGAGGCCAACCGCATGACCTAACCGCATCCGAACGCGCACCGACTCGCCACAGGACCAACAGGCCGTGGCTCCCGACAACGGGAGTCGCGGCTTTTCGATTATCCGAGGAGGAAAGCAATGTTGCCAGTCAAGGTCAAGACGAGCACGGGTACCTACGGCGCGCCGCTTGGCGAGGGGCATCGCATCGGTGGCCTGCCGTTTTGGCGGTCGCACGATCCAAACAATGGGCGCACCACGGTCTACTCCGCCTGGAAGCCAGACGCGGACGAGATCAAGGCGCTCCAACTCGGCGGGACTGTCATTCTCGGCATTCACGGCTTCGAGCCCATCCCGCCCGTGTCCATCGGCGTCGCGTGGCTCGGGCGCAACGAGGATGACACCCCGAACCCGGCCGCCGACGATCCGCGCGCGGTGGTCGTCGCGGCATGAACATCATCACCCGACTCATCCACGCGATCCGCCGGCTGGCAGACGCGCCACTCCACGTTCAGCCCACCCTCAATCGCAAGCAGCGCCGCACCCTCGCACAGATGAAATCCGGCGAGCTCCGAGCACGCAGGGAACGCACGTTCTTGATGCAGGCCAAGCGTCGTTCCTCGAAGCGCGGCGACCACGGCGCCAAGGCGAAGCGTGCGTTCACCTACGGCGTCCAGAAGGGCACCGAGTTCACGATCGAGCGGACCCAGAGCGCCTACCTCATGGGACTTGAGAATGGTCGAAAGGCGCAACCGTTCTGGAAGCGCTGGGTGCCGGCTTCATGACCGCCGACCTGACCGCGTACGACAAGGTCCTCCGTGACCTTGTTCGTGACGCGCTGTTCAAGAAGTACGGCATCGACCCCGACGCTCCCGCGAAGTATCGGAAGGTCCCGCTCACCGACGAACAAGAGGCCGAGAACGAAGCGTGGCGTGAGCGCGCCAGTCTCGCAGACCATCAGCTCAAGAGTGGTATCGAGGCGCTCGTCGCGGTCGTAGAGGCGACATTCAATGTGGAGGTCACGCACGACGAGGATGGCGAGTACTGCGTCAGCGACGATTGGGACGATGCCCCACACCATCACACGTGGGTGCCAGTCTGATGGCCCCCTACCGCCAGTCCTGTTCCGCCTGTGTCGGCCGCTCCGCTACCGCGTACCACGACCTCGAGCGGTACGAGCGCGACGTCCGCGTTCATCGGTCGGCTGAGCGGGTCGCCCGCGCCCGAGCTCAACACCCCGATCTCCGGGATGGCATCCACGACGGGACTCCCCAATCGTGGGTCGACGAGGCCGACTACCACGCCGAGAAGGCCCGCACCGCCGACCGGCTGCTGACCCGCGCCAGAGGTCGTGTGCTCGCGTCGTTCTCGGTTGACGGCTGCGTGCTCTGCGGGGGGACCGGCTACATCCAAGCCCCCGGTACGTTCGTCCGCGGCGCGCAACTGCCCAAGTTTTTCTGATGAAACCGCAGACGCTCGGCTCACTGTGGGCTTGGGCCTACCAAGAAGGCCGCGACGCCGCCCCGCCCATCCCCGACCACCTCCACGTCCGCGACTGGCCGGCGAACAAGCCCGACAAGGATGGCAAGATCACCGGCCACCCCGGCAGGTGGGCCGCCCGCCATCGACCGCCCACGATCGGCGCCCCCCCGTTCGCTCCAGCGTTCGTCCGCTACCTTGACGGCCAACGACGCTGGACACCCATCAGGCAAGCCCTGTTCGAGATGCGCTCCCGCGACAAGGCCCAGAGCCTCGAATACCTCGTCACCCACGCCATCGTCGAGGGCGGCTACGAGACCGTGACCCAAGTCGCCGTGGTCCTTCGGGCGAACGAGGAGGTCATTCGGGTCGCGGCGCACAGAGGCCTGTCATGCCTCTACGACCTCACCGAGCGCGCGATTGCAAACGAACGCCGCTCACCCTTGACACCTACCGCGGTTCCATCAAGATGAGCGTCGGCACGTCTACCTGTCTCTGGGCTCATAGTGGCCCTAGCGCCGGAAGTACCGCCGAGGTCCCGGCGCGAAGCAACGGCCCCGTTGCTTTGTCATGCCCCGCGGAGGCACACATGGCCTCACCAGATCACGCCCCCGACTGGACCTTCCACCTCTGGGCTGCGATGCAGCCGGTCACGAAGCTCAGCGACATGGGCATCTTCCCGCCTCAGCGTTGGAGGCTCACCGGCAGATGCTCGTGGCACGGCCCCCAGTCGCTGATGGTCGACACCTGCGAGCTCCTGACCGACGACATCCTCGCCGGCTACGTCCGCTGCGAACCCTGCCTCGACGGTGGCGTCACTCGCTGGCTGCCTATAAGTGAGAGCCGCTTGTTGCGTGAGGGAGAGAAGTGACTGTCCTCTACGTCTACCGATGCACCGCGGGAAATGAGCCGATAGAGCACTTCTTCCCTCTCGGTGAGGCCCCAGACATCGTGCTTTGTCCCGACCACGACTCCCCAGCCAAGCGCATCCCCGGCTCAGTGACCTTCCTCAAAGTCCCAGGCGGCCACAACGCGACCTACACCAAGCCCTAGCACCACTCCGGTCTCGCCAAGTGGTAAGGCACGCGGCCCTGGACCGCGCATCCGAGGTTCGAGTCCTTGGACCGGAACAGCAAGCAACCGAGCACCACCGTACCTGCCGGGTAAGCAGGGGAGGCACCAATGACCAAGGCAAGTCCCGATAAGACCACGCCCACTCGAGCACTCCAGATCGACTACGTCTCCTGGCTGCTCGACCCCGAGAAGTCGCCCCGAACGCAGCAGGCTTGGGCCGAAGCGCACGGGATCACGGCCGTCACGGTTTCACGCTGGAAGCGCGACGAGTATGTGCTCGAGCTCCTGAAGCACGCGAACGACCTCATCGAGCCCATGTGGGCGCGCGCGCTGGCGACGCTCATCAAGGTTGCGACCGACCCAGACCACATGAGCTGCGTCTCAGCCATCCGCGAGCTCGGCAAGCTCCTCGGCAAGTACCCGAGCGAGAAGGTCGACCTGAATGTGGTCGATCGGGTGGCTTACGTGATGCCATCTGCTCTTCGCGATCTGAGCGGCCCCGAGGCACCGACCCCGCGTGCCAACTGAGTCGCAGGTTGTCTACGCGCCCCACGCGTTCCAGAAGCAGGTCCACCGGAGCACGGCAAACTACCGCGTCATAGTCGCGGGACGGCAGTCCGGGAAAACCTTGGCTGCGGTCCACGAGACGGCCACATGGGCCATGAGTGCCCCGAGGCGCTGGCCGGACGAGAAGCGTCCCCAGTTCTGGTGGGTCACAGCCTTTGACGGCACGCAGGGTAAGGCCTGGCGCGACTTCGAGGCCACCATCCCGCTCGAGATCGTCGCCCGCAAGCATGAGTCCGAGGCGTGGTTCGAGCTGAAGAACGGCTCGCGGATCTCGATGCAGTCGGCCGAGGGTATGAAGTCCTTGGTGTCCGAAAAGCTCCACGGCTTGGTCTGCGACGAGTTCTGCCAGTACCGCGAGGCCGTGTACGAGCAGTACCTGGGGCCGATGCTCCTCACGACCGGCGGTCCGGTCATCTTCTGCGGCTCCCCGTGGGGCATGAACTGGGGCTACCGAACGGCTCTTTCGGCGCAGCGGACCCCCAACTGGTCGTATCACCACTGGTCGAGCTTCGATAGCCCGTACGCGAATGCCGCCTATCTCGAGCAGGAGCGGTTGCGGATGCCCGAGCGGGCATTCCGGCAGCAGTACCTCGCGGAGTTCCTCACCGATGGCGGCGAGCTGTTCCGCAACATCGACAACGCGATCGCTCCCGCAGGCGTGCCCGACGACAGCGTGGTCATCGGTTTGGACCTGGCGCGGACCAAAGACTGGAGCCACCTGTACGCCTTCAATGCCCGCGGCGAATGGGTGGACTCCAAGCGCATCGGCCATCTGGGCTGGGACGTTCAGCGCATCGCGGTCATGGAGATGTACCGCCGACTGAAAGCCAGGAAGGTCGTCATCGACGTCACAGGCATCCGTCTCGGCGAAGAGGCTGTTGCGGGTGATCTGCGCCGCGAAGGTCTGATCGTCGAGGCGATCAACCTGGGTGGCGAATCGAAGACTGCGGTGATCCGCAACCTCATGTGGCGCTTCGACATGAACGCCATCCGTATCGCGATGGACACGGCTGAAGAGTTCCGCCGCTACACCGCGGTCAGCCTGGCGTCTGGACACGAGCGATACACGGCCCCCGAGGGTGAGCACGACGACCAAGTCATGGCCGCCGCGCTCGCGATGTGGGGGCTGCGTCAATACAACGCGGTCAGCCTGCCCGAATCCAAGACCGAGCTCGACAACGCTCTGGACCGCGAGATGCGTGACGACCCGGACAACTGGACGGGTGGCCCCGAGTTCAACGACTAGCGCGACTGGTAGACGCGGGCTCTCGCATCTGAGAACACGGCAGGGCTAGTAGCGGTGAGCGCTCACCTGACCCGTCCGACCGCACGCGATCCACGGCCTCTGAACCCGCTGAGCGGGAGTCTAGCCGATAGCGCAGAAGGAGACCCACCAATGGCACGACCGAATGGCTTCAGCATGGTCCTCGACACCGTCGCCCGTCCCCGGATGTGCGATATCTGCACCTCCCAGCAGGACCGGCACTGGGTCCAGAGTTTTGTGGGGGAGATTCCGCAGTCTGACCAGTGCCTCAGTTGCACCGGCGACAGCACGGTCATCGGGTTGCAAAACCTCGCTCTGCTCGATCCGGACGTTCAGGAGCAGGTCATGGTCGAGGTACGGAAGCTCGTCGCTCCTGACCGTATGGCCGCGGCGCGTGCCGCCAAAGCCGCGAAGCGCGAAGCGGTAGCGGTCTAGCGTGGCCACTGCCGCCAAGTACCCCGCCGCGCTCCTGACGCTGGCGAACGTCGGCGGCGAGATGGGGGGCATCGTCACGGCGATCCTGTCGGGTCAGCACTCGGCCACCGTCACGACGATCACGCTCACCGCGACGGTACCTACGACTTGGCCGACCACGGGCGGGTGGGTGACGATCGACTCGGAGATCATCCAGTACGCCGGCGTCTCCGGCTCGACCCTGACCGGCTGCACCCGCGCCGCCCAGACCGCGTATGGCGGCGGTGCTGCGGCGATCCACAACGATCAGTCGGTGGTCGGGTTCTACCTGCCCCCGAAGGCCGTGAACCAGATCATCGCCGACCTCATCGCGGTCGAGACCCTACTTGGGGTAAACGGTGTGGCGGTCGGCTCGCATCACACGGGGACGGCGTCCTGGACTCCTGGCGTGATCGCGGCCGGCGGCTTTGCGAACGTGAACGTCGCTGTCACCTGCGCGTTTGGCGACACGGCGCTCGGCGGCTTCTCACTTGCGCTTCCCGCCGGGATGACGATCAGCGCATGGGTGATCGCGTCGAACACCGTGCAGGTCGTCCTGTACAACAGCACCGGAGCCTCACAGACCATCGGTGCTGGCACCGTGCGAGCCGACACATGGAACCAGTAATGGCAGGCGAAATCATCGACACCATCGCCCTGCTCGTCCTCGCCGCGGCGCTCGCGGGTCTCGGGTACTTCCACTGGCGCGAAGCGCAAGCCTGGCGCACCGAGCGGGCGGACCTGCTCAACCGGCTGATGGCCCGCACCTACCAAGAGTTCGTCTACTCGACACCGCCTGACACGACCGTGGCGACTCCGCCGCCGCCCGACATATCAGACCAGGCCTGGCATGAGAAGAACCGCGACGCGCACCCGGATCAGTACCCCGACGGTCTGCTCGGGGGCGATGACACCTAATGGCACTCGCTCAGGGCATCGGGAACACGATCAAGGGATGGATGGCCGGCATTGGTGAGGATGGCAATACCGACGCGCGCGACAAGGCCGCGCTGCGCGACGACTCCAAGACGACCGCTGACCTCGACATCAAGTACAAGAAGGCCCGCGACGACCGTCGCCAGTACGAGTCCGAATGGCAGACCAACCTCGCCTTCCTGAAGGGCTACCAGTGGGTCAAGTGGTCGGAGCAGCGGCAGGCGCTGTTCCTGCCGCCAAGCCCGCCGTGGCGCGTTCGGCTGACGACGAACCTCATCCAGCCGATCTACCGGACCATCCTCGGCAAGATCACCAAGGAGGTCTCGCAGAACAAGGTCCAGCCGGCGAACGAGACCACCGAGGCCGAAGAGGACGCGCGCGCCCAGGACGAGCTGCTCGACTACTTGCGCGACAAGAACAACTCCATCAACCGCTCGGAAGAGGCGCTCAAGTGGGCGATCATCACCGGGACCGGACTCCAGTACGTCTGCTGGGACAAGTCGCTCGGCGACGAGCTGACCAACCCGGACACGCAGCAGGTCGACGACGGGCAGGGTGGCCAGATCGAACAGCCCCACCCGCAGGCCGGCCAGCCAGTCCACGAGCCGAACGCCGACGGCGAGGATGACGGGACCGGCAACGTCGTCCACATGGGCGAGATCGACCACATCACGGTCTCGCCGTTCGAGTTCTTCCCCGAGCCGTTGGCCGAGACGACCGAGGACATGGAGTGGTGCTTCTACGTCAAGGTCCGGCCGTCGTCGTACATCAAGCGCAAGTTCGGCGTGGACATCGAGGACGAAACGATCGCGGCCGACGACTTCCTCCAGTTCACCTCGACCGGTGACCAGGCCCGCTCGAGTTCGCAGACCAAGGGCGTGCTCGTCAAGGCGTATACGGAGCGGCCGAACACCGAGAACCCTGAGGGCCGCTACGTCGTCTACTCCAAGAGTCAGGTCTTCTACAACGGGCCGAACCCCTACCCGAAGGTCCCGATCCCGTTCTTCGAGTGCAAAGAGGGCATCGTCCCCGGACGGTTCTGGGGCCGCTCGGTCGTCTCCGACCTTGTCCCGGTCCAGCAGGCCTTCAACAAGACCCGCTCGCAGATGATGGAGATCCAGAACTCCACCGCCCGCCCGAAGTGGGCCGTGGTCAAGAACGCACTCGACGTCGGCAAGACCATCACCACCGCCCCGGCCGAGGTCATCGTCTACAACCCGGTCCCCGGCGCGTTCGAGCTCGGCAGGCCGTCGAAGATCGCTGGCGGCGATATCCCGGTCGGGATGTTCCAGCAGCTCGAACGGTTCCAGGCCGAGTTCTACGAGATCGCCGGTATCCACGACTTCTCGCACGGTCTCTCCGGTCTCGGAGGGGTGCGGGCGGGCTTCGCGCTCCAGATGCTGCTCGAGGAGGACGCCACCCGGACCGGCATCCTCAAGCGGGCGTTCGATGAGTCGTGTATCAAGACCGATCGGGCCAAGCTCCGACTGGCGAAGCAGTTCTACATCGAGCCGCGCACGGTCACGATCGTCGGGGCCGACTCATCGGCCGAGGTCAAGCAGTTCTACGGCGACAAGATCCCTGATGACGTGCAGGTCCGGATCGTCGCCGCCGGCGCGCTGCCGAACTCGATGGCCGCCAAGCAGCAGCTCATCATGGAACTCTTCTCAGAGAAGCTCATCCCCGACCCCCACCTCGCGCTGAAGCTCATGGGCATGGGCAACGTCGAGGGCGTCTACGACGACGTGAACCGCGACACCCGCCAGGCCCAGCGTGAGAACGAGCTCCTGCGGACCGGCGTTCAGGTCCAGGCCCACGACTACGACAACCACCTCGTCCACGGCCAGGAGCACGACAACGACCGCAAGGGCGAGCAGTACGAGCAGCTTGCCGCGCAGAACCCGGCCATCGCCGCGGTCTACGACCAGCACATGGCCGAGCACCGCGCGCTCATCCAGGCCGCGATGGGCCAGCCGCAGGCACCCGCGCCGGTCTCGCCGATCAAGGACCGCAACATCACGCAGCCCGCGTCGGTCGAACCGATCAGCCTCCCGGTCAAGACCGACCTCCAGACGCCGACGACGGTGCCAGCCGCGACCACCCAGCAGGGCAACCAACAGGCCGGCGCGGACGCGCTGCTCAGCCTGCGCTAGGAGATCGAGATGGCGAAGAACCGTCAGGCCCAGCTCGCCGCGCTGTACCGGGCCAGGGACAAGGCCAGGGCCACAGACACCGCAGCCCAAGAAGAGGCCGCCGAGTCAGCACAGCAAGAAGCCACCGAAAAGCAGGGGGAATAGCCATGGAGAACAACGCCCGCCTCGCGAAACTCGCCGCGCTCAAGCGGGCCCGTGACAAGGCTGCGGCCGAAGAGCCCGGCGAGATCGAGGACAAGAACGAGACCGCCCCGCAAGAGACCGACGAAGAGGCTGGAGAGTCAGGCGGTAGTCCAACATCTTCTAAGACAGCCACAAGAACAGCCACAAAAACATCCACAAACGCAGATACAAAGCACAACATCACAGTGACAGGTGGGGCAGGAAAAGGTGCTACCACGACCGTTCGCATAGGTCTTCCGGGCCGTTAGGGCACGACGTTTCCGTAGCAAAGAGACCAACGAAGAGAAGCAGGAGAAAGATCATGACGATGGCGCCAGGACTCCCGAACGTTCCCCAGCAGGCCCCCCTCAATACACAGGACCCGCGCATGGCCCGTCTCGCCGCAATGCGTCGCGCGTTGCAGATGCAGCAGCAGACCCAGCAAGGCCAGTCCCCGACACCCGCCGCGCCGAACCTGCCGACCGGGCCAGGGATGTAGCGCGTGCCGATCGCGATCCCGCCCGGCAACCCATTCCCGAAGCACAAGATCCACACCGGCACGAAGGTCATAGCCGTGGATTTCGATAGAACGGTCCACGACATCGACCACCCGGTAGAGGGTCGCCGGATGGGGCCGCCAATGCCCGGCGCGGTCGAGGGGATGCAGGCGCTCAAGGCCAGGGGCCACGAGCTCGTCGTCTTCACCGCCCGACCCGACCCGACCCATGTCGAGGCGTGGCTTCGGTTCTACGGAATCCCGTTTGCGCGAGTCACGAACGTAAAGGACGCGACCTTTGACGTGATCCTCGACGACCGGGCGATCCGGTTCACATCCTGGGCTGAGGTCCAGATCGGAGGCTGACCCCGCGCGTTCCTGCTCCTCGATCGCCGGCTGACTGAAGGCCCTGCGCGCTTTCAGTTCGGCCGGCGTTCCAGGCGCAGGCACGGTTACCGGCACCTGGCCGGGAAAGGAACTACAGATGTCCAGCGAACTCGACCCCGGCACGACTGGCACCCAAGACCCCACGGGCGGGGAACAGCCCGGCAGTCAGTCAGCGTCACAGCAGGGCACGCCGGCCCCACAGGCTCCGGCGGGGCGTTCATTCAGCGATGCCGACATGGCCGCCGCGAGACGGTCGTGGGAGGCGGATTCCCAGCGCCGCGAAGCCCGGCTCCGGCAGGAGTTCACGCAGCAGTTCATTCCGCGCGAGCAGCCGAAGCCGAACGACCCCTACGCGGCGTTCGACCCGCAGGTCGCCGCGGCCCTTCAGGCCGCGATCGACGCGCGGCTCCAGCCGTTCCAGCAGTTCCAGAAGCAAGCCCAGGATCGGCAGGATGACCTCGACTTCCGCAACGAAGAGGTCGACGTCCGAACCAAGTACCCGGACTACGCCAAGAACCGCGCCGAGATCCTGGAGTTCGCCGTCAAGAACGGCATCGCCACTCCCGACGCCGCCTACCACGCCTGGCGGTCGATGAACCAGTGGCCTGACGAGAAGGCCATTCGCAACGACGAGCGCACCAAGTACTACGCGAAGAAGACCGCACAGGCCGCCGGCACCCCCTCGGTGGAAGGCCGGGGCGGCGGCGCTCCAAGTTCCAAGCAGCCGTTCAAGTCCAGGGAAGATATGGACGAGGCGGCGATGGCCATGATTCAGGCGGCCCAAGACCAGTAGCACGCACGAGCGCAGCGTGACACCGAAAGAGTCAATCCCATGGCATCCGATGTCACCACCTACGACGCGGCCCTCAAAGAGGTCTACGCGTCGATCCCCAGCGACGAGCTCAACAACGCAACTCCGCTCTACGACCGCATCAAGCGGGTCAAGCGCCCGCTGACCGACGGTCGGGAGTTCGTCTACGCGCTCCACGGTCGGCGTAACCAGCAGGTCGGCGCACAGCCGCTCGCTGGCGCCGTCGTTCCGACTGCTGCCAACCAGGCACAGGAGGGCTACGACAACGCGAAGTACAAGCCGACACAGATGGTCGGCGCGATCAAGATCGAGCACTCCCTGATGGAACTCTCTCGTACCAACGAGGGCTCGTTCGTCCGGGCGCTTCGGTCAGAGGTCGAGGCGATGGCCGAGAACTTCGCGGTTGACTTCAACCGCCAGCTCTTCGGTGATGGCACCGGCGCACTCAGCGTCTGTGGCGTCACGGCCGCATCCACGAGCGTCGTCCTTGCCGCGAACGGCACGGCCCCCCTCGAGGTCGGCATGGGCGTCGACGTCATCGTGACGGCCGATGGCACCACCAGCACTGGCGCCGTCGGGCGCTACGTCTCCTCGATCACCAACACGACTACGTTCGTCATCTCCGGTGCGGCGATCACCACGGACGCGACGTTCTCCGTGTACCGCGCCGGCTCACGGACCAACGAGGTCAACGGTCTCCAGATCATCGTCAAGGCATCCGGCGCACTCGGCGGGATCAACCCGTCAACGGCCGGTATCGAATACTGGGCTGCCGCTACGGTCGACAGCACCACCACCGTCCCCACCGAGGTCGCGCTCCAGAAGGTCTACGAGGCCCCGCAGGAGCAGAAGCGCGGTGGCGGCGGCAAGCCGAACTTGCTCATCGGTTCCTTCGGCGCTCGCCGGAGCTACCAGGGCCAGCTCGTCGCGATCAAGCGCATCACCCAGAGCGTCATGCGGATGGTCGGTGGCTTCGAGGCCCTCGACTACAACGGTCTGCCGTTCTACGCGGACCGTCTCTGCACCGCCAAGACCATCTACATGCTCGACACCGCACGTCTCGCGTTCCTCCAGACCCGCGACTCGCACTGGGTCGAGGACGACGGCCACATTTTGAAATGGGTTTCGGATACCCTCGCCTTCAAGGGCGTCTACGACTGGATCGTCCAGCTCGCGACTGACGCTCGCAACGCGCATTCGAGTCTTACCAACATCACGGAATCGTAAGGAGGGGTTGACATGACCGCTGCTCTCGTCACCCCCATCCACAACCCGCATCCACCGGGAAACCGTCTGTGGACCATCGTCGACTTCACGTTCAGCACCTCATACCCGGCAGGCGGCGAGCCGATGACGGCTTCGCTGTTCAACCTGAACACGGTCGACGCCGTCGTTCCGCTTGGCTCGCCCCTCGCGGCCGCGGCGGTGATCCCCGTCTACGACTCCGCCAACAACACCCTCGCCCTCTACACCGCATCGACCGGTGCGAAGGTCGGAACCGCGAGCGATCAGTCCGCCAACAAGATCAGGCTTCTCATCCTCGGCATCTAGCGACCATCGGCAGGCCCGCCGCCAGAAGTTGCGGGCGAAATCCTCTTAGGAGTCAAACCAGTGACCGACCAGAATCAGACCCGCGATCCCAACTACCCTGCGAATCCCACCACCACGGCTGCGGCCGCCAATGCCGCCCCGTCCCAGGGTTACGAAACCCCAACCGCTTACCCGACAACGACCAGCGGTCAGTACCCGGCCACCACCCGCGCTCAGGACGCACGGTTCTCGAATCCCGTGACTGACCAGAATCCAACCCAAGAAGAGTTCGCCACGGGCCGCAAGCAGTACGCGACATCGACCGTTGCGTCCTCAGCTACCCAAGACGAGCTGAACGCCGCCGCCGACAGGGCGGAAGCGGCATCGAACGACGCGGCCGCGAAGGCCGCCGCGAATGGTGCTCCTCAGTCCGACAAGGACGCCGCCGCGAAGGCTGCGTCCGACGCGACAGCTGCCCGGGCTGCCGCAGATGAAGGCCCGACCCACGGGACCGTCACCGTGAGCCTCACCGGCTCATTCGCGCCCTTCAAGGACTCCACGAGGGAGTTTCTCCACACGGCCGACAAGAGCTTCAGCGGAGCCATTTCGGGTGCGATCGCATTCCTCAATCGTCTCGAGACGGACATCAAGGCCGAACTCCAGCAGAACGCCAACGATCAGCGCGAAGTCGCTGACGCGGAAGCCCGTGACGCGCGCATCGCCAACATCAAGGCCGGCAGGCCAGCCAACGAGTACGACCCCAACGCCGGCAGGGACACCACGACCACCTAGCAACCCGAACGACGTGTTTCGTCTGGCCGTCCCGCCGCCAGAAGTTGCGGGCATCGCCCGTCGCATGACGGGCACCCACCGGAGGCATAACGAATGTCCAAGACCAACTGGTCCGAGTCCGTCCTTGCCAGTGCGGCTCATACCACGACCCAGACATCGAGCGACTACGTGAACGACATCTCGCGGGGGCTGCACCTGATCGTTGATGTGACCTCCGCTGGTACGGGCTCGATCACGCCAATCCCCGACGCAGCCACAGGAGGTACTCGTGAGCATCCAGAACATCCGCGACCCGCGCGACTTCCTCCCCGACATCCTCCGTCCCTCTGGCAACGCTTTGGCGCTCGAGGAGACTGCCTATGTCCAGACCGAACTGGGTGACGACGGCTTCCGGGTGATGTTCAACCACGAGCGCCAGAAGTTCGTGGTCATGGACACCAAAGCACCGGGTGGACCCTCGGCCGCCTACGTGATGGTCGTCCAGAACGAGGACGGCTCATTCCGCCCGGTGGACGAGCGGACGATCAAGACCCTCCGCAAGATGCTCGGCCAAGGGCACAAGGCTTCGGCCGACGAGCTCATCCAGGCCGAGCTCTCGCGCGAGCGGCAGAACAAGAGCCGCCGCGAGTCGGTCGCCAGTGCGGTCGCAAGCGATTTCAAGTGGTTCGGGCGGGGCGTCACCCCGACAACCGGATGGCGCGATCGCTCGCTCGCGCGCGATCAGATTCGCAAAGAGGCAGGACTCTAGGTGGCCGAGGGTTTCATTGAGGTTGCCGCCGACTCCACAGGGAAGAAGGTCCGCACCGAGGAACTGACCGTCGGCGCGAACACCGTCGAGCAGCAGGTCATCAGCCTGGCGACTTCGACCGGCACGCTCCTCGACGATCCGTCGCGGTCCTCGGTCACCCAGCCGATATCAGTTGCGTCGCTCCCGCTCCCCGCCGGGGCCGCGACCGAAGCCGGTCACCTTGCGGCCATCGACACCTCGACCGCGCGCATCCCGGCACAGGGCCAGGCCCTCGCCGCGGCTTCGGTGCCCGTCGTCCTCACCGCTGCACAGCAGACCGCTCTCACGCCCCCCGCGGCCATCACTGGCTTTGCTCTCGAAGCGGGTCATCTCGCGGCGATTGACACCGCGACAGCAGCCATCAAGACCGATGTCGATAAGATTCCGGCTCAAGGTCAGGCGCTAGCCGCGGCCTCAATGCCGGTCGTGCTCACCGCCGCGCAGCAGACCGCGCTTACTCCACCCGCAGCCATCGCCGGGTTCGCTCTCGAAGCCGGGCACCTTGCCTCGCTGGACACGAAGGCTCCTGCGCTCGGTCAGGCGCTTGCGGCGGCATCGGTCCCAGTCATCCTTCCCGCGGCCACAGTCACGACCCTCACGCCCCCAGCCGCGATCACCGGGTTCGCTCTCGACTCGACCGTGGCGAAGGACGGCGCCGACATCACCACGCCGTCGCCCGCGATGCCCGCCGGCGGTGTCGGCATTCGCGGCTGGCTCTCGGCGATCTGGACGAAACTCAACGGCACCATCGCCGTTACGGGCACGTTCTGGCAGGCCGTTCAGCCCGTCTCAGGCACCTTCTGGCAGGCGACGCAGCCGGTGTCAGGTACGTTCTTCCAGGCCACTCAGCCGGTGAGCGGCACCGTCGCGGTCTCAGCCCTCCCCGCTACGCCAGCAGGCACGAACGTCATCGGCCATGTCATCGCGGATACAGGCAGCACGACCGCCGTGACGAGCCTCCCGGCGATCACGAAGGGCACGCAGGGCACGACGGGAGTCTCGGTCCAGGACCTCAAGGACAGCGGACGAACGAGCATTCTCCTGTTCCTCGATGCAGTGACGGGGATAACGACCGAAGCACTGGCCACCATGTCGATCAACAAGGGCGGTGTGGCCCAGACGGCAGCCACCTCCTACACGGTTACCGCGGGCAAGACACTCCGCATCTCCGGGATGCACACCTCGGTCAAGAACACCAGCACCGTTGCGTCGGACAGCCGCACTAGGTTGCGACAGGCCGCGTCGAGCTTCTCGGTCTCATCCCCAATCGTTCTTTTGAACGAGGCCGGCTCGGTGGCCGCAATTGCCAATGCGGTCGGCACGGATGACACGAGCATCCCCGACGGTCTGGAGATAGCCGGGGGTCAGATCATCGGCATCTCCCACATAGAGTCAGCCACCACCTGCACGGTATCGGTCGTGATTACCGGCTACGAGTACTAGGTAGTGCTGCTCGCGCTTCGCTCCCTCGTAGAGAGCGCGGTGGCCACGGTCACCGCCACGGTCACCAGCGCCGGTTTCGTCATGTTCACCTGGCCGGTCAGTGAATCGTTCTCGGCCAAGGCGATCGCGGTGGGTGCCACCTACGGCGCGGTCATTTCGTCGGTCGGCCAATTCACAACGCAGGCGTCCTCGGCCGGTCCCGCGTTCGTGGCGATCGTTCCATCGACCGGCGGGACGTTCTCGTAAAGGAGCCGTAATGGCAACTCGACTCACCATCGTCACCAATGCCAGGACAGAGCTCCAGGAAAGTACCGCCGGGTTCTGGGCCGATACCGAACTTCAGCGGTGGTACGACGACGCGAACTCCGAGATCACCACATCCACAAAGCAGGAGGCGACCGCGTCCTCAGTGCTCGTGAGTGGGACCGAGGCGTACGCGCTGCCCGCCGACTTCTACCTCGCCCGCCGGGTCGAACTCCAGTCCACGGCCGGGTCAGCCTCCAACTGGTTCAACGTCCTGCCGTACCCGCTCGACCTGCGCCGTCCCGGCGACCCGATCAACACGACCAACCTCACCTCGACCCCGGTCGGGTTCTTCATCTTCGCCGGGGATATCTACTTCGTCCCGATCCCCGACCAGGCCTACTCGAGCACGCTCTACTACTACAAGAACGCGGTCATCTCATCGTCGGACTCCGACACGCCCTCGTATCCCGAGGGCATCGCGCAGCAGCGGGTCGACACTGCGATCAAGCTCTACATCTGCGCGATGGCCCTTCGGAAGCGCCAGGACAGCGCCTACATCACGTACAGCGGCGATTACAACATCGCACTCGCGGGCATCGTGAAGGACGCGCTCGACCGCGGCAGCACAGCACCGCTCCAAGTCCTCGATGACTGGGCGTACGACTAGATGCCAGTCGCGGTTCCGGTGCGTTCGCCGTTCGGGAAGAAGGCCGCAAAAAAGCTCATTGACTTCAGTGGCGGCCTGAACAACAAGTTCTCGCCGCTCCTGATCGACGACAAAGAGCTGCAAGACATCCAGAATTTCAACTACGACGAGAAGGGCGCGCTCACCAAGCGCAAGGGCTTCCTCGCGCACTACGCCGCGACGTTCAACTCCAGCCCTGCTCGTGATTCGTACAACTACCGCAAGCAGGACGGCACCTCCCGACTCGTGCTCGCCGCGAGCGACAAGCTCTACGCGGATAACCCGCAGTTCGTCCGGCTCTATGACGTCGAGGCCGACTGGGAGACCGTCGGGGTCCAGACATCGAACGTCTCGACAAGCACCGTCTCGGGCGACATCGTCCTGAACCAGCAGGGTCCGCTCGGCCTGTTCCTGCTCGGGACGCTCTCCGCACTGCTCGGCGGTCCGGTGGGTGCATCCCGCAGCGGGACGTGGCAGAGCGAGGCGATCAACATCTCGGCGGTTTCGAACCAGACCTCGGGTGTCGTGGCGATCAGCCAGACCCTGCCAGCGAGCACGACGATCACGGTCAAGACTCGGACCTCGGCTGATGGCTCGACCGGCTGGAGTGCGTACGCCGCGCTTGGCGCCTCGAACACCATCGTCTCGCCGGCCAACAGCTACCTCCAGGTCCAGGTCACGATGACCAGCACGGTCCCGGCCAGTCCATCGGTCCAGTCGCTCCAGGTGACGTTCGACACCACTGCGACCGTCACCCAGATCGCGTCTGGAAAGTCCACCCTGGCCCGCTACCTCTTCGCCACCCAGAACGACATCCTCTACATCTTCAACGGGGCCGACGCGAACATGAAGTGGGACGGAACCACGTTTGGCACGCAGGGCGGCACCCCACCGACCGCGAAGTACGTCCAGGTCCACAAGAACATCATGTTTCTCGCCGGGAACTCGACCAATCCGTCGCGGCTCTACTTCTCCGACATCGCGCTCCCCGAGTCCTGGCCGGCCCTGAACTTCATCGACGTGGGCAAGGGCGACGGGGACCAGATCACCGGCCTCGCGATCCTGCTCGACCGTCTGGTCATCACCAAGAACAACTCGGTTTGGCTGCTCGAGGGTGACGCCGCCAGCAACTTCATCCTCCGCCGCACGACCAACATCGCCGGCTGTGTTGACCAGCACTCGATCGTGACGGTGAAGAACACCCTCGGGATGCTCGCTCGCGATGGGTTCTACTTCTTCGACGGCGTGAACATGGTCCTTGCGTCCGAGAAGATCTACTCGACCTTCAACGCGCTCAACAGCTCGCAGTTCGGACTCGTCGCCGCAATCTACGATCCGACGATCCGTAAGGTCTTCGTCTCGGTCCCGAGCGCGGCGATGACGAGCAACGATACCGTCCTCGTGTACGACGAGCTTCGGGTCGCCTGGACGATCTACAAGGGGATCAACGCCGCGTCGTGGGTGATCTGGAGACAGTTCAACACCGACCACCTGCTGTTCGGGGACGCGAGCGTGGGCCAGCTGTACGACGCCGAGACCGGGTACAGCGACAACGGCGCCGCGATCGCGGGCTACATCGTCACGAAGGAAATGGACCTCGGCGGCACCGAACTCGCGAAGAATGTGATGGAAGTTTTCCTGGATGCGAAGGAGAAGAGCGGGACCGGCGACACCACCGCAAACCTCTCCTTCTTCAAGGACCTCAGTACGACCGAATCGTCCACCATTTCAGTCACGGTGACGCAGGCAACTGCCAGCGCAAGTCGCGTATCCCCGTCTGCCGTCGGTGCCGGTCAGGTCCGTTCTATCGCGGTGAAGGTCGCGCACTCCAGCGCGACGGCCTCGATCACGATTTACGGGGTTACCACCGAGTACGTCCCGCTCGCCGGGTTGCGGCAGACGACCTAATGGCTCGCGTCGGCATCTCTGGCAAGCTGCAAGCCTTCACTCGTTTTGTCGATGCGATCCCAATGCTCGAATACATCACCCACAGCATCGAGAACACCATCAACGGCCAGATTGATAGCACCAACTTCGCCGCAGGTGCGGTGACGGCTGCTGCACTCGCGGCTGGCGCGGTCACGCCGGTCGCGACCTCGGGCGGCATCGCGCAGATCGCGTCCGGCACCTATCTCGGAGACGGGACCACGGCGAACAGAACGATCACCCTCACCTTCACTCCGAAGTACGTCCTGGTCCTGCGGACCGATGCGACCCCGATCACGTTCGAGTCGATCGCCTCGTCGGGGGACACCCGGTCATGGATGCGTAGTGTCACCGGGGCGTACACGTCGGACACCACACAGTGGCAGGGCATCGCGGCGTTGGCAATCAAGCTCGGGTCGAACGCCGCAGGCTCATCGAACGTGGCCGCTGTGACCTACGCCTACCTGGCGACAGGCTAGTTCGCGCAGGCTCCGGCTAGATAGCCATCCACGGCGCGCTCCACCCGAATAGCAGCCATGCCGCGAGGAGCAAGAGGGCGATAACGAAGTTGCCCGCGATGATCCCCAGCCAGCGCACTAGTGCTTGAACGTTCGGGTCCAGGTCTGTCCACCGCATGGCCGCGAAGTCTAGTCCCGCCATTGGCTAGTTACTGAGGCGGTCTCTGTGGACCGAAGTCTCCGGCCTGTCCCCGGCCAATGCCAGCTCGAGCAGACGTGATGAATCCGCCTCCCCGATAGCCACCAGTCGTATGAGGCGCCGGTAGCACAGGCGCAGTGGCCGGCGAACACGCGACGACGAGAACGAACACCAGCACCCAACGCATGACCGCGAGTCTACCCCGCTGGTCAAAGAGGAGAACGCGAGATGGCTAATTTTGGAGACCCCACCGCTGGCATCAGCGACCCCGATGCACTCAACGCGGCGCGAATGGCCGCGATGCAGCGGGCGCTCGGCGGTGGCGTCGCTGGCCCGACGGGACCGCTCGGCCCGGGCGACACGCCCGCGACTTCCTATCCATCTGCGGCATTCCTCGGGGGTCAGCAGATGGGTGGGGTGGGGGCTGTCAACAAGTTCGGCGGCAACCCGATGCCTGGCGTTGACCCGGCGAACAACGACTACGGGTTTCCCTCTACCGCGCCGGTCCCGCAGGCCGCCAACGCGAACACAGGACCGGCCGGGGTGCAGGGCGATCTCGGTCCACAGGGACCGAACCCTATCGACGCGACCAACGCGATGAACCGCGCGGCAGCCGACGCGCAGCGCCAGGGCTCGCTCGGTACGGGCGCCGCGCCCGCTGCGCCCCCGCCCCCCGCTGGCGTCACCATCCTCACGCCCCAGCAGGCCGCAGCGGGAGGCTCGCTCGCCGGTGGCGGCGGTGGCGGCGCGCCGGCCGCGGCAACTACCGGCGGCTCGCTCGGTCCCGCACTGACCCCGAAGGCGGCCCCCGCTGGCGTCACGATCCCGACGCCGAATGCGGTCGCTGCCGCGAAGGCCGCCGCGCCCGCCGCCGGTCCAGGTGCGCCGAACCCGGCAGCCGCCGGTCCAGGTGCGCCGCCGCCCCCCGCCGGCACCGCGAACCAGGCGGGCGCAGGGACCGGAAACCTCTCGGACCTGACGAACTCGATCATGTCCCAGCTTCAGCAGGTCCAGTCGGGACTCGGGAGCACCGGCCAGTCCGCGGACGTGAGTGCGGTCTACCTCCGGCAGTCGCAGTCGATCCTCGACATGCTGAACCAGGAGGAAGCGACCCTCCGCGCCGACGCCCAGAAGAACGGCACGACCGTCGACCCGGCGACGCAGTTCACGATCAGCAAGCTCCAGGAGACCCTTGACGCGAACATCAAGACCACCAAGGAGAACCTGAACTCCCGCGGGCTGTACGACTCGGGCATCGAGCTCCAGTTGGAGAACAACCTCCAGAAGGGCTCGGCCTCCGACCAGGCGATGGTCCTCAACGACCGTCTGACGAAGCTCCAAGACCAGCTCCAGGCCGGACTCACGAACATCGGCAACCAGCGCGTGTCCACCGCCAGCCAGTTCGGGCTCGCGGGTGCGAACGCCCAGAGCACCGCAAACGCGGCATCGACGCTCGCTGACCAGACGCGGCAGGAGAATGCCGTCCGGGACATGCTCTCCCTCCGCGGACAGCAGAGCCAAGAGCAGAGCGCCGCGGCCTCCCTTGCCCAACAGAATTCGGAGTTCGGGCTGTCACAAGCCCAGCAAGCGTCCCAGTTCGGCGCGTCACAAGCGCAGACGGTTGCCCAGGCCCAAGCCCAGCGAGACTTCGAGGGTGCCCAGGCGGCGCTCGCCCGCGCCGCGACCGCCGCGAACCAGCAGGCTGCCGAGCAGGCTGCTGCGAACCTCGCCGCGGCGAACCGGGCCGCTGCCAGCGCTCGGGTCACCGCTCCGGTCCCCGCCCAGATCAACAACCCGTTCGGCGGCACGACCAAGACACCGGGCGTAGACGCAGCGTTGACCAACCAGGCCATCGCAGCGGTGCAGGGCGCTCAGGACCGCACCGCGGCGCTCAACTCCCTGGCGACGAACCAGGCCGCCCTCGCGGCTCGGGGCGTGGACATCCAGGCCGTCCAGGACGCCATCGACGCGCAATTCCCCGAGAGTCAGGCCTCCATCGCTGGCAACCGTCGGGTCGGCGGACCTCAGACCTAGATGAGCCTCGATCCGTTTGGGGACCTACTGAAGCAGCCGTACAACGGCAGCGGCGTCGACTCGCAGAACGTCTTTGGCGACATGGCGTCCGGCGGTCCGCTGAACGACCGGACGGCCTCCGACGCGTGGCGCTCCCAGCCCGCCACGACCATGCCGGTCTCGCAGGCGACCGGGGATTCCGTCGCCCCGCCGCCCGACCCAGGCTTCTTCGGCAACATCGGGAACGCGGTCGGGAACTGGCTCAAGCCTCAGCCCCCGCCGCCGGACCAGACCAACACGAGTGGCGGTCTGTTCGGCATGGGCAACCTCAGGATCGGGGGCAGCCTCGGTGCGGGTCTCGCATCGGGGCTACGGGACTTCGCGAGCAGCAGCGTCCAGCCCATCGTCAACATCGCCCGCGACCCGCTCGCGTATCTCCGTGGCGACCCACAGACCCCGTACGTCTACAAGCCGAGCGGGATGGCCCCGTACCAAGAAGGGCCGCAGGCGCAGAACGCGATGGGCCTGTTCGGGCTTGTCGGTGCGGGCGCGCTCCCGTACGGCGCTCCTGAAGCCGCGCTCTCCCGTGGCTCTCTCGGCGCTGATGCCGCGCGCCCGATCGACATGGGCTCGCTCGGCCACGTCGCCCCCGATGTCGTTCCCGGCTCGATAGGGGACCTCGGGCGGGTAGCACATCCCGAAGGTGCTCCAGTCCAGAACCCGACCGCCGGGACGCTTCGTACACGGCTGGACCTGGCCCCACCCGAGCCGCCAGTCCCAACCGCGCTGTGGAACGACCAGTTCCTGAACCCGACGCCGGAGAACCCCTACCCGGCATCCGGCGAGCCGGTCCGCGCCGCACCCGACGCCATCCAGATCCCGGCCAACACCCGCACCACCGGCCTGGCGCCCATCGAGGCTGGGCCAGGACCGGCCCCGCTCACGGACACCGGCACCCTCATCCCCGGTCGTCCGGACTCGTTCGCGGACCTCGCACGTCGCGCGAACGTCCCCGAGGGCCAGCCGCTCTTCAACCCCGGTGAGCGGCCGATGGGCGTGGAGCCGTCGCCGATCACCGACCTCAGTGCCGCCGCCGCTGCGCAGCCGAGCGCCGCCGCGAACGAAGCCCTCGCAACCGCCCGAGGAGCAGCGTTCGAGCCGGGCACGGGTGCCGCAATCCGTCCCTCGCTCATTGGCGCGAATGAACTTCGGCCGTCAACAATCGGTGCCTCTGAGGTCGCGCCCGATCTCTACAAGAAATACCTGACGACCACGCCAAACTCTGGGTACGACATCTTTACCGGGCAGTTTGGCCGCTTCGGCCAGCAGGCGCGGATTCGTGTCGTGGATGACGTCCCTGGACCGCCGGGCACCATCGCATCTACGCAGAACCTCTCTCAGGGTCCAGTCATCCTGATCCGCAGTGACCTATTGCCGGGGCAGTTCACTACTGCGATCACGCACGAACTGGAACACGCAGGGCAGCGAGGAATGGACGTTGCTTCTGCGGAGCGTGCGGCGTATGCGACTCACGGAGAAACCCCTGGACCAATAGCGCGTGCGGCGATGCCGACCCTCCCCGAGCGTCCCGCCGGTGGCCTCACGGCCCGTGGGGTAGAAACCGCCCCTATCACGCGGGCCGACCTCTCGGTCAAGAACCCGACCATCCCGACTGGGGCGCAGGCCGAACCGCTCACCGCCGCCGACCTCCGCGCGCGAATCGGCGCCCCGTCCGTGCAGACGCCACTCGCCCCCGCCGGACCGCTCGGCCAGGAGATGCTTGCGAATGAGCACCCGATCATCCAGGCCGCCGCGCGGGGCGAGTCGTGGGTCACGCCGGAGTTGCTGACCACGCACTTCGCCAATGTTGACCTCGTCAATGCGCTGAAGGGGACCGGCGGCGATGTCGGTGCGGCCATCGACAAGCTCGAGGCACTGGGCGCGAAAGCATCGAGCACCGCAAGCCACCTGCGCGCCGAAGGGGTGAACATCCCGAAGGTGCCCGGTCGGCCGATGAGCACGATGACCTACGCGGACCTGCGTACGCGCTTGGGCACGACCGCGCCTGCCGGCAACGTCCTGTCGCTCCACGACCAGCTCGCCGCATCGCTCCGCGCGGGCGGTCGGGCTGACCAAATCATTCCGCAAGAAGCAACTGGAGGAACCAATGGCACTCCTACGACACCTGCGACGCTTCCTGGTGGAGGACGAGGGCTCCTCAATCGACTGGGCAACGCCGTTCGCAAGGCGAATGCTGACGAAGTTGGCTCGGGTCGGCTAGACCTCGGACTGACTGGGGCGGACAAGCCGCTTCCACCGCGCCGCGCGGACACGATGAGTGACGCGATTGCGATGAGTTCGCCAGATGGGAAGATGTCGGCGTCTGCCCGCGCTTCTGCCAAAGCACGTCTGAGCGAAGCCCTCTTCGGACCGGGTGGACTCCAGCGGCCAGGACTCCCCGCGCAGCCGACTGAGGCTGCGAGTCTCCTGCAACAGGCGCAAGAACTCCGCGACTTGGCCGCTCGTGGCATGAAGCCGCAGGCGTATGTGAAGCAGGCCACCGCACTTGAGGCACGCGCAGCGCAACTGTCAGGCTTCCTCAAGGACGACATTGGTGGTGGCCGGCTGCCGTTCGACAAGAACACTCGCTACGGCACTCCGGCAGAAGTAGCAGCAGCCAACGACCCACGACTCGCCGCTATCGGTCAGGCCCCGAAGACCACCGACCTCGCCACGCAGCAGGCCAAGCAGGCACTGGCGGACCGGATGGGCACCGACACGAATGGGCGCGCGCTCAGTGGGGGTCAGTACGTCCCACCGCCCACGACCCCTGGTGGACGCGGTCCGATCACGATGGCCAGTCTCGCGCGGGGTGTGGAGAACGCGACCGGCATCGGCAAGACCCTCTCGACGGCCGCGTCACCGTTCCACTTCATGTTCCGCCACGCGCTCCCCGCGATCGCCCACCCGCAGGCGTGGCTCAAGGGCAGCGTCAAGGGCCTGAGTGAAGGGC